GAGGCTTGAATCGAGGGGAAAATTGAGCCAAGAATTTTCGCGCGCGATTCGGTCATTTGTTGCGCCGTGCTTGCTAAGCCGGCGGCTTCGACGGTGCGGGCCTGCCGCAGCTTTTCGCCGGCGCTGCCCAAGACATTCGAGACAACACCGCCCACCGAAGACGACTGCGGCTTGATGCCGGCCTGCGCGGCTTGACCCACTCCAGCGCGGACCAGCTCGGCCTGATATTCAGGCGGAAGCGTTCCACCCATCGACAGCAAATCGTTCGCTTTCTGAACGACGGTGTCTTTGAGCTTTTTCAGCGCGGGGTCCTGGTCGATGTTCTCCGCAAAAAGTTGCTTGGCCGTCCGGGTGGATTCCAACGCGGACGACGGACGCGCGGCCTCTGCGAGTAAGTCCTGCCGTGCCTTTTGGCCGAGGGCGTAAAGTTCGGGTTCGTATTCTTTCTGCAGCGCGACTTTACGGTCCAGATAACCCTTGTCGTATTGCTGAACGAGTCCAGCCACGCGGTCCAGGTTATAATCCTCCTTGAGTTGGGCGCGCTGTTGCGCGAGCCCGCGCTTCTGTTCGTTATACGCGTTGCGGTTCGCGGCCGAGTCCGTAAAGAGTTCGGCGAGCGAGGCGCCGCCACCGAGGACTGTTCCGATTGAGCTTCCCATAGTTACTCCAAGTTTTTCCGAAAATAAAGTTCGACGGCGGAATAGCCGCGCTTCTCGAACAGCGCCCGCCCGCCGTCCTTTTGAACAGTGAACGGGTGACCGTGAACCACCGACATGCACCCGCGGGCTTCAGCGTTTTCTTCCGCTTGTTTCAAAAGAGCAGCGCCGATTCCCTGCCCGCGGCATTCGGGCGCCACCCACAGCAAAACTATGGTGGCGGTCATTTCACCATTGAACACGTCCCGAAAATAAGTCATGCCGCAGAGTCCGCGAATCGCGTCATCGGCCGCAACGATAATCTCCGCTTGGTCGCGCCGCACCATCGGCGCCCAGACCTGCTCGAAGATGTCGAGGTTCATCTTGCCGGGATACTTGATATCATCGAAGTAAGCCTGGAGCATGGGTTCGAGGCCCCGGATGCTCGTGTGCGGGATATATGCTATGGTCAGGTCCTGCGTCATGCGTTATTCCTTCACCAGATGCCAGAGGAACACGCTCGGCGGAACCGTGTTGTGGCCCACCGCTGCGGCCGTGTAGTGCGGCGCGTCTTCGAGCGTGAACTGCCGGCTGGTCATAATCTGCGTGCCAGTCCCGCCGAGGGTGACCCCCGAGGAGCCCCCGTTAGGCGCAGTGTGTGTCGGACGAATCGTCTGCGAGTTCGGCGGCGGATTATCCGGGATGCCCGCGTTCAAAATCTCCGTGTCCGCGTCGTCCACCCGGAACAACACAACGTTTCCGTTGACACTGTTGAGGAGCGTCGCGTGACCAATCATGTGCGAGTGCTGCTGGATTTCCAGCGACCCCAGCACGTGCAGTTCTTCGCCGAACACGTCGTTCGCCGCGCGTTGCGTGATGCCGGCGGGGGTGGAGACCGCGTTGTCCGGCGACGCGCCTGCGTCTTTTGCCGCCTGAGCGATAGCCCGGCCGCGTTTGCTCTCGTCGTTTTCGAAAAGTAGTGACCAGCCCGGGTTCGCTTTCAGTGCCAGCGTCAGGTTGTCTGCCGTGACCGCTTTGATGTCGCCGGGCGAACCCGCGACCGTGCGCCACGCGGACCGTTCCCAGTGAATCAGGACATTGATGTCCGTGTCAAAATACTGCTCCAGGTCCGCCGGGTTCGACGGGCGATTGGCCGTGTCACCGCTCGGAGGAACGCTCGGCGCGGCCTCCCACGAGTTGCCGTCCCAGCCATACCAGCCGAGAGGCCGATTGCCGACAGAACGGAACCAAATGAGCGGGTCTGCGGTCCCAGGCGTGCCGGGGTCGTTCGGTCCGATGAACGCGAACTTCGAAAGTGAGTCCGAGATATCCAGCGGGACGTAGTGGCCGGTGTTGATATCGAACACATACAACTTCGTCCCGTTCTTGAACCACGGTCCAGAGTTACTCGCGGGCTCCACGTCGCCGATGACGAAAAAGCTGATGCCCACTGGCGATTGAATCGACATGCGCTCCAGCATGGCCGCAAAATACTCTTGAGGATTCCCCTCGAAGTCGGGCGGCAGCTGCGCTGCGACGATGACCAAGTTTGTCTTTTGCAGTGGCATAAATTAGTGTGGCCGGCGTTCGAGTGCATCGACGCGGGTCGAGAGCGCGATTAGAGTGCTCTCAATCAGCTTCACGCGAGAGTGCAGCCCGAACAGAACCGACATAATCATCTGGACCGGATTTTCCATGTATAAAGCGAGTTTGTCCGCGTCGCCCGCGGCCACCAGCGCCTCAAACTGGTCTAGTGCTTCGGAAGTCACCACCGTGTATTTTCGCCCGTCGCGCCGCGTGAATTCGCGGTCGAACACTTCGACGGTTCGCGCTACGGTTTTGACCGCTTGGTCCGGATTTGGTTTGCCGTGTGGGTTTGCCATAATTATTCACAGGGCGGCACTACGACCGCCAGGGTTTCCGAGGGGTTCGACTGTCCAAACTCGCCGAACGCCACGACTTGATAGTAAAAGGTCACGCCGTCTTCCACGTCCTCGGAAAACGTCAGGGTGTCCACCGACTGCCGATAGACGAACGGGCCGACTGCATCGTCTGCGCGCAGAATGTTATATCCCAGCGCGCCGGTCACAGCATCCCAGGTCAGCGTCACGGTTCGCGGACAATCACTCATGCTCGCTTGCAAATTCGTTGGGCCGGCGGGGGCGATAACCGGCAAAAAGCCGGAGATATCCGTGCCGGAGCCGCTGCCGCTTTCCTCGGGACCGAGCTGGCAGATGAGCGGCGACTTGTAATTGATGCGCAGGGCTCTCCGGGTGATAGCGCGGAGGGCGTCATATTGCTGCATATTTGACCCCTTTCATAGCCCGAGCCCCGTCGAGATGAGAATCGGCAAGGCCTCTTCAAGTTTTCGTGCCGCCTTGCGCCGGGCGGTCGTGGTCGCGATTTTGTCCGCGTCCGCTTGGCTAATGACGGACTCGCCGTATCCGGCGCCCACTTCCGTGATGCCCTGCTCAGTAATCGTCACCGTTTGGTTGCTCGTGAAAAGCGGGATGTTCGCGTTCAATGCCGCGACAAGGTCCGAGGCGGCTCCATCGAAGCGCACAAAGTTTTGCTCGGCGCCTTCGTTTTCTTCGCACCGGCCCGAGAGTTCCTTGTTCGGGCTGACAGAGCCCGGGGAGCCCGGCGCGGGTTCCAGGTAGAGACGAACTCCACGCACAGCACCAGGGCCAGAGCCAACAATGAGAAGTTGAAAAGATTCATCCAGGAAGTCCAGCTTAATGCTTTCAACGTCGCATGAGGACAAGTCCTCGTCCGACGCGAGCAGCCGTCCGTCCTGGGTCCGCAGCGCCCGCACCTGCTTTTTGAAAGCAAAGATTTTTTGGTCACTCGATACGTTGTGACCGACGCGAAACGAACCGCGGGGCGATTCAATTCGTTTCGTGAGAATACGTTTATACCGGCCCCGGTGCGGTCCAGCCCAGAAGACCCCGAGGTCAACGGTCCCCGCCAACTCTGACAGGTAGATGTCCGCATACAGCATTTTTTTATCCTTGAGCGGGACGTCCGCGCCGTAGGCGCGGGTCTCGACATACCAAGTAATCGGGCAACCGTCATCCAACCGGTCCGGGGAAAAAGCCTCCCACAGACGGTTCTGCCCGTCAAAATCTACGCTCGCATAAAAGATTCGGTTCGCTCCGGCGAACAGCCCGTAAAACCATTCCACCGGACGGGTGCCGGTCCAGAAGGAGTTCCAAGCGAAGGGCGACTGCTGGTCCTTGCGTTGCAGGGTCGCTCCGTCCAAGCACCACGTGTGGGTGTTGTATTTGTCGCAATACGGGACGGACACCAAAAGGTAGTTCTCGAAAAAGCCGCAAGCAATTCCGTTCAGGTCATCCCCGAGCCGGGATTTGCTGTCCGCCATTTCGTTGTCCTCGTAGGGCGTGATGGACGTCTGGCGCGTGAGCATCGCGGCGTTGACGTTGGTCAGACCTTGCGCGGAATACCACCACAGCAACCCGTGCAGTAATGACACGGACCGGGGAGCCACGCACCCCACTTCGGGGAATTGGACGAACTGAAAATTGGTCGTGGTCGCCCAGAGCGTGCGGTCGCGGATTCCGGACTGGATTAGAGTCGTGGAATCTTGGGTGAAAACAAAGAGTGATGCCAGTTCCGCATTCGCCGTCGGTTCCGCCAGCGCCGTAATTTCGCCAGGGAGGGTAAACGCCTCAAGGGTCGCGAAGTATTGGGGTTCGAGGAAGTGTCGGGGGTCATACAAGTCCGAAGCGAAAAGTTTTGCGCCCTGGGCCACCCACAAGCGGTCCCCGCTCCAAGCCATCGGCCCGCCGAGCTTGATATTCGCGTCGTGTTCCGCGTTGAATCCATCGAACACGGCCGGCGCGGTAAGCCCGCCGTCCTGGATGATTACGAGGTTGACCGCCGGCACGAGCCGGAGAGAGCCGTCGTCGTTACGCGTGACC